GCTAGGGGCACGCATTTTGGATACTTCCTCTTCGCGTCCTTCTTTTGTTTTGAACGGCCACACTTTGCAAACGATCCATCTTTTCGCTTGCTCCCAATATCTACCCAATTTTGTTTGAACCATGTCTTTAGACCAGCCATATTAATACATTTTTGTAACTTTTCTTCTGTTGGACATAACCTTGCCACAACCTTTAGCGATACCGCCTTTTCCAAGTCCTTGTCTTCTCAACCTTTCTGTAGCTTCCATTAGACCACCACCTCTGGCCATTGTTTTACCTGTAGCTCCAGCTATTTTATCAGAGTAAGTTATTCTGTTTTTTGGTGGAGCTAAAGCTGCAAACTTTTTTTCTTTTGGTGTAGTAGGAATTTTTCCTGCTGAACCATTTTTAAAACCAACTCTGCCCCCAGAAGCTTTGCTAGGTTTAGGTCCTCTGAAGTCTTTTCTTTTTACTCCAGATGGATCTTTAATTTTACCCGCACATATTTTACTAGCGTATGCGTTAGCATATGCTGAGGGGTACACCTTAAACTTTCTCTTCGCTGCTGCTTTACCTCTGGGACATAGTTTAGTCATAATTATTTTTTCGCTGTTTGTGCGGCTCTTCGAAAGTTAGCTGCAGTGGGCGCACCCTTTGCACCTTTCTTTCGCATCTTACCGCCACGTTTTCTTTTAGCGTGGATGTTTGCGTACAAACCTTTTCCAGCCATTATTTACCTTTTTTCATTTTGGCTTTTTTCTTTTTAGCCATAACGAATTTTTTTAACTGAGGTGGAATCTTTCCGCCTTTTTTCATCATAGGCTTCTTCATCATCGCACCGCCACCCATCATTTTTGCTCTGGGTCTGTTACCGTAATCGTTTCTCATTATTTTTTTCCTCCGTTTCTAAATATTTGTGTACCCTTTATACCAAATATACTCGCCACGACCAGGATCCACAAATTTGTAAACCATGACGGTAGTGTAGAGAAGTATTCAAAAAACAATTTAACCTTCTCCATCGCTGCTGGGTCGTCTGATAGAACTGCCCAAGCCAATACTATAATCGGAGCCGACAAAATTATCAACACAAATTCGTCTTTCCAGTCCGATTGTCTAGCTTCTAATAATTTGCCCTGGTAAGCTTCCTCACCCCGAGCCATACGCTCTGCATGCATTAATTGTGCATCAGACATTGCCATCTTCGTCTTCTGACGATTAGAATATATCTTTGCGCCAGCTTGCATGGCTATTTTTGCCAAACTGAACCAAGCCATTAGTACGCCTTTGAGTTTCTTCTCTTCTCAGCGAGCATTCTTTTTTGTCCGCCAACTGGCATTTCAGGTTTTCCTGTGCCAATTAAGTTGTATGCTTTGTCAGCAGTAGTTTTAGATCTAGGATCTATCTCTGTTTGCTGATCTTGCACTGCAACTTGCTTAATTTTATCTAGTTTTTGCATTTTTACTCCTTGTTTTTCTCTTCTCTACCCCTTTTATCGTGCCTTTGTTCTTAGACGCGTAAAAAACTTGTTCTCCTCGTTTTTTTCCATACTGTTTACGCATGGATTTCATAATTTTTTTGCCTTTTTCGTTTAATGGCATTAATCTTCTACCTTAATTGCAGTTATACCTTGATTTCCACTCTTTGCAAGGCTTACTCCAGCTCTTAATTTAGCTAAACTTTCGTTTTGTTCCATCTTATCCTCTGCTAACTGTCTTGATTGCATTAATTTTGCTCTATCAAGGTCAGCTTTTTGCTCTCCTTCGTCTTTTTTACGTTGATTTTCCATCGCACGAAGGTCAACTTCTCTAGCTTTTAGTTTTAGAAGAGGATCAGAGTCAAATTGTGATGTAATTCTCTTCTCTTCTTCCATAAAATCACCTGTTAGTTCTGCAATTAGCACTGCTTTTCTCGCTTCCATGTCCATAGATATCTTTTGTAGCTGCGCTTGTACCTGTGGATTCTGTTGTGCCATCTGTTGCATCATAGGAATTTGTTGAATTGTATCTGCAAATTCTAATTCTATCTGTTCTTGTGCCATCAAACTAATATGCTCTAAAATATTTTTCTCCAAAGCGGCCATAATAGGAGGATTATTTCTAACCATGTTAGTTGCCATAAAATTTAAGTGGGCTGTAATGTGTGCTCTGTGGTCTTGTCCACGAAATGCTTGAAAAGGTTTCATTGCTAACGCATCAATGTGTTCTAACGCTGGGTCTTTTGGTTGAACTGGAGCAGGTGGTGGTAAAATTTTATCAATATCTTTTATACCAAGTGCTTCATACATTTTTCTATACGCTGCATATAAGTTGTGAATCTTAGGATTAGATGTTGCAAGTTGCAATTCTGTTTGTGCAATCGTAATTCTTTGTGCCATAGAAAATATATTAGGATCTGCAACTGGTAGGATATCTACTCTATCGTCAAAGTCTAATTGTTTAACTTCTCTCCTACCACCTACAACGTCGTATGGATAACTTGGTGGTAAATATGTTTTAAATAATTTTGCAAGTAATCTAAATTCAGATCTCATTGATGTGTAAAGTCTCTTGTGTATTGCAGACATAACACGTGATCCTCTTTCAAGAAGAGCAACTGTTGTTCCTACTGCAGCGCCTTGATTACCATCGCCCACTTGCATATCAGCAATGGCCGCGAATCTTTGACCTGCTTGCACAACCACACCCATCAAAGTTAAAAGTGTTGCAGATGGTTCTTTGTATGGCAACATCATAAACGAATCTCTAATGTTACCACCTGGTGCATCTACATCTTTAAACTCACCTGGCTGTATTGGTGCTGCTTCGTCTCTAACTCTTACACCTCTTTGTTTAAATCCTGCTGGCAGGTTTGATAATGTACCTGCATCCAATAATTGACGGAGAGCAACGGTTGCAGTTCTGCTCAATCCGCCAATCATATGGATCAATCCAAATCCGTAGAATCCTAGTCCTGGCAGAAATTTAAAGTGGACAAAGTAAGGTATTCTATTTTTTCTTGGATCGTCAGGATTAAAGTTCCTTCTAATAGAAAGAACTTTTCGCGAACCTTCTTCTACAGTCACAATATAGGGGAGCTTGATTCCTGTATCGTCTCCGTTCGCGTCCTTATCTTCGAAACCTTCTAAATCTAAATTTACATGACACTCTAACAAAGTATACACTGGCTCTTGTTTACCTGTTTTTTTAGTGCCTTCTAATTCTCTTTCTTTCGACTCTACTTCATCTTTCATCGTTGATGGTGCACCTAAATCTATATCAGAATAAAAACCACCAACTTGTTGTTTTCTTAAATCGTTCTCTGACATTTTAATTACATGCATGATAGCTTCTGCATCTTCTAAAGATGTTGCAGAGTATGGCACGATTAAATCATCAGCTGGCACAAACTTAGATACAGCTCTGCCTAATAAATCATCGTAATAAACTTTTTTAAATGTAGAACCTGCAAGTGGTAAATGAAATAACATTTGATCAAACTCTGGTTCGTACTCACCCATCTTTTCCATGAGTTCGTAATTCATGTAATCTTTTACTCTTTGTGCTTGCGCTTCTTTTTGTTGATCACTGTTACCAACGATCTGTGTTCTTACTGGACCTTCCGCTGGTAATAACTCTTTGTAAGCTCCTGCTTGGAACTGTGTTACAGCTTCTGCAAGAACAGGGTGCGTGGCACCTGAAGCTCCTTGGAAAGGCTCCGTTCTATTCTCGTATTTAAATCCTAACAGGTCAAGTCCATCTGTGTAAGATTTTTCCCAATCTTTTCTTGACGCTTTGTAATCTGTGTAATTTTGAAATAATTCTAATCCGATAGGATCTAAAATGTCGTCTGGTAGTAGTGCTGCTAAATTATCAAAGTGTCCTGGTGTACCTTCAATATTTACTTTGCTTGGATCAAAATCTAACTCTACACCACCGTCTTCTGTTGGTGTAACTTGCACTGGTTCTTTTAGTGCTTCTTCTTGTTTTTCTAATTCTACTTCTTGATCAGGTCCTTCTATTTTTACAGAGGTCCCCAACTCGGAAAGAGTTTTATCGATATCTGCCATTATTTACGCTCCTTGATAGGTCTAACATTTTTAGCTACATAAGGCAACCCATGTGGTGTAGGCCCTGATTTTGGTGGGGGTCCAGAGTCAGCCCCAGCTAGTTTTACAATACCACCACCTGCTTTAAAAATTTTATCAACAAATTCTGGATCTTTTAATATTTTTTGTAATCTATCTTTTCCTAAACCTTCTAGATTAAGACCCATGTCGGAAAGCTCTTTGTAAGTATATTTCTTACCGTCTTTAGCTAATAGATCTAATATTTCATCTATAGAGTCTAAACCACTATCAATGTCATCTAAATCTCCTTCAGCATCAGGTCTTAAAGTTGCCTCATCATAGGAGTCTGGAACTTCTTTTGGTTTACCCTTATCGTCTAATATTGTTTCAGGTGGCTCGTAATTTATCTCTTCTTTTTTAACTATACCCTCTACAGTTTCATATTCACCATCACCAACAGAGTAAGTAGCACCGCCTTCAGTATCTTTTCTAATGGATATTTTACCCGTAGATATATCCTCGTACATTGTATACCCATTATAATCATAAACTTTTTGTCTCTCTAATGTTGAAGCTTTATCTGTGATATCTTTACCTTTAGATTTAATTAAACTTACAAAATCAAAGAAGTATTTTGGTGTGCCACCTTTAGTTATAGTCGGTGCAACTTTTTCTACAACTTTTGGTGCTTTGCTTAAAAAGTCTAATCCCAAATATTTAAGAAACGCAACAGCGCCACCAGCACCAATAGATAAAACTATGTCTCTTCTTGTCTGGTTAACACCTTGTTGGGCTACTTTGTTTTCTATTTCTTTGTTAATTTTATCTATAGCGGTGCTTCCTGTTGCACCAAGAGATCCAAGTTGTTTTAAAAGTTTTGGTGCGTATCCAAGCAAAAATATTGGTGTCGCTGGTCCAGGTAGCTCTCCTGCAACTTGTAAAAACTCTCCTGTTGTTCTTTGTGGGTCTGTTCTTTTTTCTTCTGAAGCTTGTATTGCTTTATCAGATAAACCTAATAGATCTCCAAACTCACCATTTAAAAAGTCTCTAGTAATTTCTGGATCTAAAATTTTTACAATCTCTTCAACACCTTCTTTAGTAATTCCTGCATTCTGTCTTAGATCTTGTATAAAAGCTAGTCCAGCTTTAGGTGTGCTTAAAATAAATTCAGGGATATTAGCTGCACCTCTTAAAAGTCTTTGTCCATAATATGGATAAGCTCTTGGATCTAGAAACTGTGTGTTAAACGATTGCATTAAAGTTCTGTCACCATCTTTACCAAGAAGG